AGAACCTTCACCTAGAATTGCTGCTGATGGTGGTTTCAACCTTGGTCGTTCTTCTGAGATTCTTCGTGACGAACTGAAGTTTGCTAAGTTTGTTGGTCGTTTGAGAAAGCGTTTTTCTCAGATGTTCAATGATATGCTCAGAACTCAGTTGATTCTGAAGAATGTCATTACTCCAGAAGATTGGGAGTATATGAGAGATCACATTCAATATGATTTCTTGTATGATAACCAGTTTGCAGAACTCAAAGAATCTGAACTGGTCCAGAACCGTCTCGGTCTTTTAGCAACTATTGAACCATATATTGGTAAGTTCTACTCTACAGAGTATGTTCGTAAGAGAATCTTACGTCAAACCGATTCTGAAATCATTGAAATTGATATGCAGATCGAAGATGAAATTATCAAAGGTATTATTCCCGATCCTTCAACCATCGATCCTGTAACTGGACAACCACTTCCACAAGCAATGCCAGGTGAAGGTTCTGGTATGGCAGGAATGGGTGCAGATCCAAATCAAATGGGAGAAGTTCCTACTGAACCAACTGCCGAAGAAATGACCGCAGAGATTGATCAGCAGTTCACAAAAGACAGCAAGAAGGCTGAATTATAAATATATTATATTACATATTGATTTTTCATGGAAGATGTTATCGATTTGATCGCTACTGGAGGATCTCAGTCCGAAGTTAGCGACAAAATGAAGGAACTGTTGTATGCAAAAGCAGCAGAGCGAGTTGATATTGCAAGACCATATGTTGCTAATGCAATGTTCGGTCAAGAATTTGAATATCCAACTGAGGATGAAACCGAAGTTGCTGATGAACCACAAGATGAAGTAGTCGACGAAGTAGATACTGAATCGGAAGTCGAAACTGAACCAGAAGCAGAAGAGGAGTCTGAGTAATGGCATATGTACGTCATGACGAAAACTGCAATCCTGTAAATCCACAACCAGGAAAAACATCGGTCACCCAATTTGGTGGCAATGAAGGATGGTCAAGTGTAACGTATGAAAACTTCAATGCGGATTACCAAGCCCGCAATGCAGATAATACGACAAGGACTCCTGGAACATATCAGGCAAGAAATGCCGATAACTCACCCAGGACTCCTGGAACATATCAACGTCATGATGAAAACTGCAATCCAGTAACAGGTTAATAACAATGAAACTCATCACAGAAGAAGTAACAAACGTAAAGATTATCACCGAAGGCACAGGTGCCGGTAAGAAGTTATACATCGAAGGTGTATTTCTTCAGAGTGAAATCAAGAACCGTAATGGAAGAATGTATCCTTACGAGACTCTTAATAACGAAGTGAAGCGTTATTGTGAAGCATTCGTAAATAAGGGTCGTGCTCTTGGTGAACTCGGTCACCCTGAAGGTCCTACTGTTAATCTTGATCGCGTTTCTCATAAGATTACTTCTCTGAAGGCAGAAGGTAATAACTTTATGGGCAAAGCCCAAATCCTCGGAACTCCGATGGGTAAAATTGCATCTTCCCTCCTCGATGAAGGTGTAATGCTTGGCGTTTCTTCTCGTGGTGTTGGATCACTCAAGACCACTAGTGAAGGATGTAAGATTGTTGGTGAAGATTTCCAGTTAGCAACTGCTGCTGATATCGTCGCTGATCCTTCTGCTCCTGATGCATTTGTTAATGGAATTATGGAAGGAAGAGAGTGGGTTTGGGAAGGTGGTATCCTTCGTGAACAACTCGCAGAAACAACCAAGAAGAGAATCAATACTCTTGTCGATCAAAGACAACTTGAAGAGAAAAAGTTGGAACTTTTCAACAATTTCTTATCAAATCTTTGAATTATAAATAAATACATGTAATTAATTAATTTAATCACATATTTCAAATGTCCGTTGGTAACAATTTACAAGAAATGGAAAACGTAGTAACCAAAGGAGCTGCACCTGCTGAGCCAATGCCTTCGGCTGGAATCCCAGTTGAAGATCTCGGCGGTCCTACTCCCGAAAATTCAAGACCAGATGATGACTCTAACAGATTGAGAGATCCTGCTGCGACTCTCAAGCAAGTTAAAGATGTGGTCAACTCCCGTGCTGCTAGAGCAGAGGAAGTTGAAGTTGATGAAACTCAGGAAGTAGTTTCCGAAGAAGAGGCAACCACAGAAGAGGTTGTTTCCGAAGAGGAAGTAGCAGCTGACGAAGTTGTTGCCGAAGCGGAAGAAACTGAAGAAGAACTCGTCGAAGAAGAAGGAATTGACATCGAAGCAGATGTTCAAGCACTTCTTGAGGGTGAAGAACTCTCCGAGGAGTTTGAAGAGAAAGCACGCACCATCTTTGAGGCGGCAGTCAAGACTAAGGTTGCAGAAATGCAAGAGTCACTGCACGAGACCTATCAGAATGCTCTGGTAGAAGAAGTTGTTGCAATCAGAGAAGAACTCTCTGAGCGTCTCGATTCGTATCTTGAGTACGTTGCTGATGAGTGGTTCCAAGAGAACGCACTCGCAGTTGAAGCAGGTCTCAAGAGCGAAATTACCGAATCATTCCTTGATGGAATGAAGGGTCTTTTTGAAGAACATTATGTAACTATCCCTGAAGACAAGTATGATGTACTTGAGAGCATGGTAGATAAACTAGATGAAATGGAAGGTAAACTCAACGAGCAAATCGAAAGAAACGTTGCTCTGAACCGTAGATTGGCTGAGTCTTCCGCAGATGGCGTTTTCGCTACTGTTGCTGAGGGTCTTGCAGACACTCAGAAGGAAAAACTCGCTACTCTCGCTGAAAATGTTGAGTTTGAAAGTGAGACAGACTATCGTGAGAAACTGGTAACTCTGAGAAAGTCTTATTTCCCTGAGTCCGCCGGAACTCCAAGCACCTCTGAGAATCTTTCCGAAGAGGTTTCTACCGATGAGGTTATTTCCGAGGAAGTATCCCCAATGATGCAAGCCTATTTGGACACTCTTTCCAGAGCTGCCAAAAAGTGATTTTTAAATCATAAACATTCAAACTAACTTTTTAGAGGTTTAATTCAAATGCAAATGCCTAACACAGAGGCTCTGCAGGAGAAGTGGGCACCCGTTCTCGATTATGAGGGAATGGATCCAATCGCGGATTCCCACCGTAGAGCTGTTACCGCAGTCCTCCTGGAGAACCAAGAGCAAACTCTTCGTGAAGAGCGTGAGTTCCTTTCCGAAGGACCAACTGTTCACACCAATACTGGAGCAAACCCAGGTTTCGGTGCTAACGCATCCTCCCCTGTTGCTGGTTTCGACCCAGTTCTGATCTCCCTGATCAGACGCGCAATGCCTAACCTGGTCGCTTATGACCTCGCAGGCGTTCAACCAATGTCTGGTCCTACTGGACTCATCTTCGCGATGCGTTCCCGTTACACCAATCAGACTGGAACCGAAGCACTGTTCAACGAAGCAGATACCGCATTCTCTGGTCAGTCTGCTGCTACTGGCGCTCTCACCGATGGCATGACCAATGCTGCCGTTGGTATGGGTACCGACGCACAAGCAGGTTCCAACCCAGGTCTGCTTAACCCAGAGGGTTCACAAGCATATAACACCTACAACGTAGGTCAGGGTATGCGTACCGACGACGCTGAAGATCTTGGCGACGGCAGTGGCGCATTCAACGAGATGGCATTCTCGATCGAGAAGGTCACCGTAACCGCTAAGTCCAGAGCACTCCTTGGAACTGGCACAAGACCTCAAGGCGATTCACGGTCTGAACGCTGAGGCTGAGTTGGCAAACATTCTGTCAACTGAGATCCTCGCTGAGATCAACCGCGAAGTCATCAGAACTATCTACAACGTTGCTGAGTCTGGTGCTCAACAGAACGTTGCTAATGGTGGTACTTTCGACCTCGACGTTGACTCCAACGGTCGCTGGAGCGTTGAGAAGTTCAAGGGTCTTATCTTCCAAATCGAGCGCGATGCTAACGCAATCGCACAAAGAACTCGTAGAGGAAAGGGCAACATGATTCTGTGTTCCGCAGACGTTGCTTCCGCACTGACCATGGCAGGCGTACTCGACTACACCCCTGCTCTGAACAGCAACCTCAACGTTGATGACACTGGCAACACCTTTGCTGGAGTCCTCGCAGGTAAGTATCGCGTCTACATCGATCCTTATTCTGCAAACCTGCCTAACAGCACTGGTTCCCAGTACTACGTTGCAGGTTATAAGGGTGCTTCCCCATATGACGCAGGTCTCTTCTACTGCCCATATGTTCCTCTCCAAATGGTCCGTGCCGTTGGTCAGGACACCTTCCAACCCAAGATTGGCTTCAAGAC